GCTGCAGAACCACTTTGAAGTGGACTGCCATAATACGAGTTAGCAGGCTGGCTTGCGCCACCGGTTGCCCATTTAAGGCCTGTGCTTTCACTTGAGTCTGCAGTAAGCACGGTGTCGTTAGCGCCTACGGCTAACCTAGCTAATGTATATGCTGCTGAAGCTCCAACCAGGTCACCTTTTGCAGTCATTAAGGATTGTGGGCTATTTTGCCATTCCGGTGCCGTAGCCCCGGCATTCATAGCTAATGCTTGCCTTGCAGTACCTTTTGCTAAACGAGCAACTGCGTTTGCGCCTGTTGCGTAGATTAAATCTCCCGCTGTCGTTACCTTAGCCACTCCTGTTTCCATAATAGAACCAGAAGCGCCCATGTAAGCGTTCCACTTATCTGCACTCAAAACGTCTCCAGTTGCGACATCGGCTCCTGCGGTCCAGCTCATCCTATCCTCCTAATATCCAAATGTTCCAGTATTTAACTGGTCGTTGGTTCCTGAAATTGCTCCTAATTGAAACCATGTTAAATTACTCGCATCACTACTACTAAATTGAAATGTTGTTTGCCATGCTTCTGGCAGTATTGTATGACTTATACCACCGATTATCAACTGCTTACTAAAGCTAGATCCACCTCCAGGTGGATTGAATTCTACTGTTATTCTGTCTGTGATGTCTCTCGCTAAAGACTGCGTAATCATGTCTGTATGCTTTAATGGGGAAAACGTCATTGATTTACATCTAACTGCTGGGTCTTTAAACTCAGACAGTACTGATTGTGCATAGCTTAAACTCTCTGCATCTGAAGTAATCATCAAATTAGATCTGACATAACTTTTTTCATTATAGGCTGCAATGCTTGTTGAATCTGTTGCTGTTTGAGCAGTTCCTCCTGTTCGGTTGATACTCACTTTGTTGCGGACTAATTCATCATCATAATCGATGTCTATTTTCTCGAAACTTAGGTTGCCAGAAGATCCAAATGTAGCTTGACTGGTATTGCTATTACTATCTGTATAAATAGCTTGTCGATTTTTAAATAATACTTGATTTTCTTTGTCAGCATATATTTTAGCAGTAATTCCTTCTGAATTCGTTGCCAATTGTAGTGCTTTTAAAGCATTTTCATTATCAAATGCTAGGGCAGCTAATGTAGAATTTCCAGTATTTAGCTCATAATTAGTCCAGTCTGCATCTTGCAGTATTTCACGTATGACTGTGCCGGTTTCCGCAGCGGATGTAGTCAAGCTTACTGAATTTTGTGAAAGAGGTTTTAGTGCATCATGTGCTCTGATTGTACATCTAGACATGTTTGGCCATGAATAGGTCACATCCCATTGGCTAATATTGCCTTCAAATATGGGCTCATTGACACTTGTTGTTGGATCAGTTATTTTTATACGAAGCAATTTGCCTGGTTTGATATTTGGATTGTATGGGGAACTGCTGTTATTTGGGTCAAAGCGACCATCTTGGTTATCAAGTACAACAATCGCTGTTCCTGTTGTAAATTCACTTAATTCACGCACACGTCCTCTGCTTATATTGATACTTAAAACATATGGATTTATATCTGTGTAATCGCTATCGTCATTGGAGTCATCGCCTAATCTTGCGTGACCTAATGATAGATTACCAAACCGAGCTGAAGGACCACCTGATCCTCCGCTAAATCGAATACCACAAAATTTTGTTAAGCCAGCTAATGTTGTCATGGTGCTAAACTTCCTAATGATCCAGCTTCATACTGCGGATTCATTTTAATTAGTCTCATTATTTCGTTACCAATTGCAATTGGATCGCCTACACCTACTTGTATATAAAAATTGTTTTCTGCGCTTTTTTGTACGTCAGCTCCTGTAACAGGTCGGATACCTCCAAATTCATCTAATATTGTTTGACCAATTGTAGTCATTGTGTCTGGGTTAAAGATTGTGCCTTTAGAAAAAAGTCCTTCCAAAAAATCTGATAGTCCTGCGAAATTTTTCTTTGCTGCGTCACTAGCTTCAGCGCGGTTGCTAGCTGCTAAGTTTGTGACTCCTACTAATTGTGAAGCAAACATGTCACCAAAATCAAAACCTCTAGGACTTAGACCAGCTGTGACTCCCTCTATAAAATCATTTGGTGTAAATGAACTTGATCTTGGTGTACCAGGATCAAAGTCTGGATCTTCTTCTGTATCCCCTGTCTTTGGAGTTACGTGTTTTTTAAATCCTGCACCAAATAACAACAAATCTTTTAAGTCTTGAATTTCATCACTTGACACAAATGTTTCTATCAAGTCAATTGTGTCTTGTATAGTTTGTTCTATTAAGTCAGGATCGCCGAACTTCATAAAACCACTTTGTACAAGATCTGTTGCTAATTTAGTTGCCATTTGCTCAGCAGTTAAATCTTTAAAAGCGTTTTGTAATTTTTTTAAACCATCTACTGACTCTTCTGTACCATCTTCAATTATTCCAAAAACTCTTTCTAAAGCTTCATCACTATCCATTCTATCAAGTTCATCCATTAATTTTTGCTGCTCGTCTACCACGTGTTGTATGTGCACCAACCAAGCTTCATAAGACACACCTAATTCACCCACTGATATAGCATGTTGCTCAAGTATTGCTTTATTTAATTCTATTTCCTCAAACGTCTCACCTAATGCTTCATTTGTACCTATTATGAGCTCTGTCACATCTTTTTGCCCGGTTGCTACAGCAATCATGTCTGTTCCAAAACTAGCTATACCTGTTGCTACAGTTGCAATAACATTCACAATATTAGCTATAGCCGTAGCGACTGCTGTAATAACTGGCATCCAATCTTTAAAGATTGGTATAACTTCATCACGTATTAATATCATTATCTTTTTAAATGCTGGGAGCATTGCTAATACAATTTCTTGATGCATCTCTTTTAGTGCTGCTTCAACTTCCCTTGTTGTACGAGTTAAATTATCTCCACCGGATGCGAAACCAGCCTGAGCATCTTTTGATCGTTCAAATATCATTTCCATAGTAGCAGTTGCACGAGCTTGCTTGAGCATGTTACCTGTTAACTCTTCTTGACCTTTAGCCATTAATCGTTGCTTGATGTCAAGCTCACGAATATCTACACCAAGGTCTTTTAACATTTCACGCTCACCAAGCATGGCACGAGCTAAGATACGAGTTGTATCTTCAACTGTTCTTGTACCTGCGGACCACTCAGAAAATGCTCCAGCAAGCCCAACAACATCTCTTGTCATTGTTGCTGCTTCTGCACGAGTAAATTCCATCGGGATAAGCAAGTCAGCAAAACCTGCTGCCATACCTTCTAAGTTGACAGCTGTTAAACCAAATGCAGATGAACTTTCTGCTGCCCAACGTTGAATCATTGGCAGCTGTTCTCCAAATACAACAGCTGATTTGCTTTGAATCAATTCAAGTTTGGCTGCATGATCAATTGCTTTTTTAGCGACACCAGTCAAAGCAACAGCCATTGCAGTCAGTGCAACTCCACCAGCTACTGCACCGAGACTGATGCCTTTTAATGAACCTTTTAGCCTGCCAAATTCCTTTATGGCATTGCCAGCCTTAGCGTCAATATTAATAGCTATATTGTTATTACGTAATGCCATTTATTCCTTTTTCTTACCTACGTTTATTAATTCAAGCATTCTTAAAACACTGACATCTTCTTTCAGAATTTGACTAGGAGTCGTGTTGTAATGCAACGCTAACCCTTCAATCATTTCTGCCCAACCCAACTCAGATGGCTTTGTTATTTCTTTTCCATCTCTGTCGACTCCTCCGCCAACGTGTTTCCATTTAGCAACTCGTTGGAGGAGTCTATCGGGTTTCCGCTGGCTTCTCTTGTCCAGGCCCCCAATATCCCAATAGCAACAGCTGGTGGTAAGTCAAGCATCCCCTGACCTGTTGCAGGTAACTCACTACCATCACTTTTTGTAAAATTCCAACTAATCAAAATTTCTTCACCAAACTTAAAATACGATTTAATAATGGTATCTTCATCTGTGGTCATTTGCTGTAAATCTAAAAATGTTTGAATTGAAACATCTAATTTACATACAACTTGACCACCTTCAAAATCACCAGTTAAATCTATTGTTAATTCCCTCTGCGGAACTACCCATTTAGTCATTATGACCTCCTCTGTAATAACTTAACTATTAACTTGTACTATATGTTGGTACAGTTCCTGACTGCAAACTTAATGTTGCGGTCCAGTTACTGGAACCATCTGTACCACGAGTGATATCATAGTTTCCAACTAACATTTCCATTATTAAACGAGGATCGCCACTACCGTCTTCGTATAATGTAATTGTTACTGTTCGAGTACCAGTTCTTGTTTTGAACACATCATGACTTTGGTTAGATGCGAAATTAGTGACCCCGTTTAGGGTAACGGTTCCGTCTGCTAAACCAATTAGTCTTTCCTGTGCACTTTTGTCCACACCAGCCACATCAAGTAATGCTTGAGGTAGATTGATGCTAAAATCGGTAATATCATTAGAGATAGCTCTGGGAGTTCCTCCAGAGTCGTCTACGCTAACGGTATCGCCTAACCCACTCACTTTTGCCATTATTTACTCCTTTCAAAAAGTATTAATTATTTCCTATGAAACGACATTTGGCATTTTGCGTTCGTTCCACTAAGGGTGTATTGCACTCTCACGTATCGGTTAACGGTACCCTCCATGCTGAGTATCTCAGCCGTTGGCGTGTTCGCAGATATAGTTGAGAATGTAATGATATCCGACCAGCTACCGCCGTCAGATGAGTGTTGTACCTTCGCTACTAGTGATGATACAGAGCTGCCACTAATGAATTGTAAACAGGCAACAGATCCAGCTGCGGAACTGGCTGATTGATCGACTGTAGTTCCATTTGTAGTACTAGAATATGTCGTTGGTACATCAAGCATCACACCAAAAGCTACCCCGTCAAAACCTGAAACTGAGGCAGTTGATGAAAACATTGCTGTTGTTGCTAATGCATTACCCGGTGAGTTTGTAGTGTCATAACTTGCTTGTTTTGCATTCAAAAACAATGCTGGCTCACTTATTGCAGTACCTAATAAATAAGTAACCGCTCTATCTCCTGTTGGTAACTTATTAGAGACTGTATACGCTTCATGTGCTTTATCATCGGCGTTATCGAACCATCCATTAACAGTAATGGTTGATTCTAATCTACCCGCTACTCGTTCTGTGGCAGACTTATCAATCCCTGTGATTTCTAACATCTCCTGATTATATCCAGCACCATCTAACGCAGATGCATCTGTAGAAATGTCATATCCTTGTACGAATAGTGCTTGTCCTAATCCTGAACTTTTTGCCATTATTTACCTCCTTTAACGACTTCGATTGCGCCTACGTTTATTAGACCTTCCCAGTCAAACGTAGGTGGCGCATCTTCAATTTTTTGCCCTGCGTCATAATGCACAGCTTTATGATCCTTGTTTCCATCGATATCTATCCCGGTTGTTGCAACGTATTGTTTGTTTGCATCATATTTTTTTTTCGCCATAATTAATTATTCCTTTCTAAGGAGCTATAGTTTCACTTCCATAAATATCCACAAAGTAGGGCACTGACGCGACCTTAAAGGTTATGCCAGATAAATCTATATATCCTGTAGACGCAAAACCAGGCCTGGAATCAGTGCAATTGCCAGACAATGCTGCATCACCTCGTAATGCTGATTTAATGCCTGCAATCGCATCCCATACTTCTAGTTCTAAACTCTCACGCACATCTTGCGCGGTCGGCATCCTCCAATAACATCTGATTGTAAATTCAGCTGTCGTTGAAGCATCACCTAATGTTGTAAAATCTTCTTCATGTTGTGTAAGCCAAAATGATACTATTGGTGTTGAAGGTACTAATAATGGCTCACCTCGCAACACAGCTGTAAATGTTGGGTTAGAAACACTGCTAAGTAAAGAATCAATAGTATTTAATACACCAGCTCTACTCATTATCTGCCCCCTAAATCTTTGACAATTATTTTAACAAATTTATTTTGTGCGCTTGATTGAGACAAGGATATACGTCCTGCGTCAAACATTCTTGAACCTCTATATCTTGTCTGTTTGCCACCAGGCCATCTTTTTCCTGTTTCAATAAAGTGAGCATACACTACGTCTTTTCCGCCTTTTTGCGTCCAACCAGCAGAAATAGTTATTGATGCATTAGTTTGAGAAACTGAAGGTTTTGTTTCTTTAATGTTATTACGTAAAAAACCAGTAGCAACTGGAGTTTTTTGACGTACTGTTTCTCGTCCTATTTTTCCCAATTCTGCTAAACCTTTGCTCACAGCATTTAAAGTATTTTTTGATGCATTAACCAAAATTGGTCCACGCACTGTCACTTTCATTGTCATTAGAAAAACACTCCTGACCCTCTGCCATAATTTTTGTAGTGATTAATGTCTTCAAGAATTAATTGCTCTTCTTTTGTTGGTATTGTTATTCGTTCTTCAATACTTCCAATATCTCTGTTTAATCCCATGTCTCGTTCTCTGTACCTGACACGAGTTATTTCTAGACATGTCTGTACAACGTCATCTGGGAATGTCTGACGTGTTACTGATTGACTTGTCGTGTGCGTTGCAGCAGTGGTTCCAGCTACTCCACGAATGACCGTCAGTGTATTCCCTGCAATAGACTCCACATACATCAACTCATTCTCAACTTTAATGGTCATGCCTTCTGAGCAATTTGATGCAGATGATACATCAACATCTCGCTCTGATGTATCTAGCGCTTCAGATGTGCCCGTTAATTCTATCGATTCTGTATCTTGCCATCCCCATGTGCCGTCAACGACTAATGTCTTTTGACCACCATTAAGAGCTTTTGAGGACTCTGTGCTCTTCTTAAAACCAAGAAATGGACTAGAATCATACGGAATCTTTAAATAGTCGTTTGTTAAGCCTTCTGACCACGTCTCTGAGCTTGTACGTGCTGTATCTGCATAACTTGTGACAGTAGATAATGATATAGCCCAATATGGGAATATAATCTCTTGTTTTCGTGCTGCTGTTGTTTCAAATGGTGCAACGTTTGGATACAGTAGTCGTTGATCGTTAATCAGACTGCCTGATCCGATATCAAAGTCCAATGCAACCTTTGTGGGGCCCCACGTATTATATTGACAATATGCTTCCATTAATTTACTGACTGCGTGTAACATGCGTCGTAATACGGATGCATCGGATGTCCATCCAGCACTATAGCCAGTTCCGGCTAAATAGTCACGGAACTCAGCTACAGTTGCATAGGTGTAATATGACTGGTTTTCTCGAACCACAGTGTACTCCTATTTATTTTCTTTTGCTGCAGATGCATCTTTTTTAGTAGTAACTTTTTCAGTCACCGTAAACGCATACGCATACTCTTTTAATATAGCTGCGGATACTTCATATTCAATGCCACTGTGATATGTTTCTCCACCTTCGATACCAATTGGTTCGATACAAATTGCTTTCGGCATAATTATTTTCCTTTCTAAGGTGGGCCCAACCCACAGAGGAGGAATTGGACCCGAAATTTGTGTGTTATACCTCCGTACACATCGCTACTTATGCAGCTCGTAGAATCTTGAAGCCATCTCTTACGAATTGACCATCAGACCGAACGTTTGCGAAGAAACCTACCTGTCCGTTACCTTGGTACAGGGAGTCGTTTCTGG